TGGCTGCCTGACGAGCGTCTTGACGGCGTTGTTGCTGGGGCAGTTGGACTTGACCACTGCGGCGCAGAACACGTCGTGCGGAGACACGGAGCGGTCGAAGGCTTTGGACGCCGCCTTCTTCGCCCTCGCGTCGGCGGGCCACACGGCGAGGGCGAGCCTCACGCCGTCGACCAGCGCCGTAGTTCCCCGAATGAGGTCGCGGGCCTCTTCCGCCGACTTTGCGCCCTTGTCGCCAGCCTTCCTCATGTGGTGGGCCAGCAGGACGGTCGCGCCACCAGCCTGCTTGGCGAGGCGGGCAAGCGCCCCCTGCACGAACGCGCCCGCCTGCGGGTCGGCGTTGACGTCCACCGTCACGAACGAGGCCAGCGGGTCCACGACGATGAGCTCCACCCCGCCCATGGCCTTCGCCTGACGGACGATGGAGTCGAACTGCGGCGTGGTTTCGTAGCCCTGGTGCCAGCCTTCCTTCGCCTTGACCAGCGGGAACGGGCCGCCGTCGTCGGGAAGCGGAACGATGAACAGGTTTCCCTTCGCCCTTTCCCTTCTGGAGCCGTCGGGGTCGATGCTCTGGAGCCTGCGGTGGATGTCGTCGCGGTTGTCCTCGGCGCTGAAGATGAGCACCTTGCCCTTCCGGCAGACCTTCATTCCGAGCCATTCGGAGCCCGCCCCAGCGTTGAAGTCGATGCCGGACGCCTCGCCGCCTGCGACGCGCAGGCCGAGGTCGAGTTCCAGCATGCCTTTTCCAGTGCCTCCGGCGGCGGCCAGAAGGCAGGCGGCGTCCTTCGGGAGCGTCTGGTCAACCAGCCATTCCTGCGCGGGTGCCGGACCGGAAAAGGCCTCCAGCCCCCAGTTTGCCGCGACGGGAGCGCCTCCGGCCTCGGGCAGGACGGCCTCCTTGACGGCCTGCGCCCCTTCGCGGACGAACAGGTCGTTGAAGTCGGTCGGACTGCCGTCGAGGCTGGAGAACTCCGGAATGCAGACGCGCCCGCCGAACTTCGCCGACGCGGCCTTCATCGCCTCCACGCCGACGTTGCACGGAACGCCGCCCTTCTTCGTCCATCTGTCGTTGTCGGCGCAGAAGACGAGCTCTCTGCCGGGGCTAGCCTTTCTGAACGCTTCGCAGGCCGCCTCGACGTTTCCGGCGTTCATGGCGCACAGGACGGACAGCCCCGTGGCCATGCTGACGGAGCACCCCGTGGCCCAGCCCTCGCAGACGGCTACGGGGCCGTCGGGAGCGCCTTCTATCCATGCGAACCGCCCCTTGGCGGCCAGGCCTCCGGCGAACTTCTTCGAGCCGTCGGCGTATATGCGCTGGACGCCCTCCATCCTGCCTTCGGGGCCGTAGAGGGGAACGAGCAGCGTTCCTCCGGACGTTTCGCGGGCTCCGCCGAGTGGGCGGATCTTCTTCGCGGCGGCGTAGGCGTTCTCTGCAGACGGCTCGCCAGCCGAGGCGTAGGCTTCCGCGCTCCAGCGCACCGCGGCCTCGTCGGCCGCCTTCCGCTCCGCCTCCCGCTTTGCCTGCGCCTCCTCCATCCTGCGGCGGCTGCGATCCATCTCCTCGGCGGTCACGGGCTTCGCCGTCGGACGTCCGCCGAAGCGCTCGTCCGCCCCCGTAATCTTGATCTGGTCGCCCGTCTTCCAGTTTGCGATCATGACGGCTGGAACGCCGTCGCTCCACGCGACGGCCCAGCCCGACTTCTTTCCGCCCGTCTCGCCTGGAAGGGCGAAGCGGTGGATCTCGCCGTCGGCGTCGAAGTCGGGACGCCCCAGCTCCATCGCCTGCGCCTCGGCAAGCGCCTCGGCCAGCACGTCGCAGTAGGGGACGCAGAAGCCTCCCGTCCGCCTCGGCGCGGAAGACGTGTACTGGTTGAAGTCGATAACGGCCATTACAGGCTCCAGCAGGCGTCGGCGTGCCTGCACATGCGGCACATAAACTCGCTCCGCGAGGCGGACGCCCTCGGCAGAATCTCTCCGGCGGAGCACGACAGGGCGATGCGCCCGAACCGCGCCTCCATGCGCTCCGCCTCCGCGGGGTCGCGCCGGATCAGCTCGTGGTGAATGTCCATCGTGTCGGCGTCCACCGCGGTGAGCAGGCAGCGCTCAAGGCCGAGGCCCTTCATGTAGAGGCTGACCTGGGCGTAGTATTTGGGATGCGACTTTCTGGCCCCCTCCCTTTTCATCGCCTGCACCCACTTGTGCCCCAGCACCTTGCACTCCCAGAGGCAGGGAGTCTCCACGGGGCAGGGGCCTTCGCCCCGCCAGCCGTAGACGATGCCGTCGGCATGTCCGCGCAGGCGTCCTCCGCAGAGGGAGACGCTGAACTGGCCGCCCGCCAGAGGGTCGCTCTGCAGAAGGATGAATCCGGCCTGCAGAAGCCATTTCGCGGCGCTGTCCTCAAGGAGGCTTCCGCGCTCGAAGATGCGGCGCGTGCGGGCAGGAACGCCCCCGCCGAGGGGAGGCCGTCCGGATTCCGCCCACTCCTTCCGCCATGCCGAAGCGTAGGCGTCGAGCTGGACGGCCCGCTCGCAATCCCCGCCGATGGCGGAGCAGCCGAGGTAGCCGCGCGGCGCTTCTTCCATGGCGTCCAGCGCATGGTCGACGTGCCAGTTGATTCTGTCCGGCAGGGCTGAAGCCGAATTGAGGTCGATGCTCATCTTTTTCCGTCCCCGCCGTGCAGGGCCTTGCGGCCGTTTAGTGTTTCAGGCATAGTGCCTCCATCTGAGGTTGAACGTTTCAGCGGCCCGTCTCCTGTCCGAGGCGGGCTTTCGCTTTTCTATCGCCCCGCTTCGGCGCACGGTCCGGCGTCGGCCCCTCCGGGCGGGACGCAGGCCGACTGGCTGAGATCGTCCACGGCCCTGCGGATCTGCATCGCCCTGAAGTATGACGGGCAGTGCTTGCCCTGGAGGAATCGGCAGATGGTCGGCGCGGACACGCCAGCGGCGGCCGCGATTTCCTTCTGGGTCACGCCAAGCGCCATGAGGGCGCGGATGTCGTCAACTAGCTTGCTCATGGCTCTTTGATTACAAGACTGCAATCAAAAAGGCAAGCCCCGATTTCATGCGCGTAGTTGCACAAGTGAAACTGGACGGGGTAAGCCAGCAGCATAGGAGGTCTGCCATGGGTTTTCAGGACGAAGCGGTAAGGGTGCTCGTCGAGTACCGCGACAAGGTTCACGGGGGCGACAGCCAAGCGGCGGCCACGGCGCTGTCTGTAGCGCCGCCGACTTTCTGGCGGTGGTGCAACAAAAAGAATGTCCCGACGCTCAAGGCAATTGCCAGTGCGTTTGACCAGATTGGGGCTAGGGTCTGGGTGCCAGGAGAGCCGCCTATAGAGGACCGGGGGTATGCCCTCGTGCCGAGGGTGGAGGCCGTTGCCGGAGCTGGCGAGTCTCTGGAGACAGGCGGGGCCGTGGCAGGCATGTACGCCTTCCGGCGCGAGTTCTTCGACCGCCTCGGCATCCACGCCAAGCGGTGCGTGATGATGTATGTCAGAGGCAACAGCATGGAGCCGCTGATTCGGGACGGCGACACGATTCTGGTGGACGAAGCCCAGCGGGAGCCCCGCGACGGCGACATCTTCTGCGTTGGCCTCGGCGACGCCCTTATGGTTAAAAGGCTCCAGAAGATTCCCGCTGGCTGGAACCTCTGCTCCGAAAATAAGTCAATACCGCCAGTTGCCGTAACGCACGGCGACTTGGAGAGCTTTCGCGTATACGGCCGCGTCCGCTGGTTTGGACGGGTTCTGTAGAAAGGATGTTTTATGAAAAGATGCGAAATAATAAAATGTTTTGTGTTTGCATTTGCTTTGGCTATATATATAACAACACCGTCTGCCTCTTTTGCAGACGATTCTGTTGCAATAATAAAAATTGGAAAAATTAGAGCGCAGGCAAAATCTAACCCGCTAGACCAAGAGAGAGACGGCGGTCAATACTATATGGCGACAGCAGACAAAGACATGCAGATGGTTGCATTTGATTTTACCGCAACATCTGATGATAAAAATCCTGCATTGCCATCGCTTTTCGTCGCGAAGCTAATAGACGGCAAAATATCAAATGTTGAAACTTTTGAAGTCAGATTCAAAAAGTGGAGGCAGTACGGTTGCTATATCGGTCTTTACCATGACGAAACAAACGACTTCGCAACAACAGACTCAGTTAGGTTTACAGCGTATTCGCCAGTTCCCAAGGACGGTGGAGAATACGTCGTGTTTACGGACGGGGCCAGATGCTACGTCCGGCAGGAGGTGAAGCGCAAGCGCCCGCCCGTTGAGTACCTTCCCATGGGCAACTGCGCTTTCAATCCTCCGACTTCGCTGGACGGCATGAAGGTGCTGGGCAAGGTCAGGACGGCGAAGCGGTAGTCTCGCCCGTCCTTTGGCGACAGTCAGGCTCGCCTCCATGTGAGGCGGGCCTTTTTTTTGCCCTTTTGATTTCAAGTTTGAATTTTTCGCTTGCCATGCTGATTGCAATCGTGTAATCTGACTTTGCCAGCAGGGAGGAAGGCCAAAGCGCCTCCCGCGAGGCAGACACCGCCCCCGATTCATGGGGCTCCCTAGAAAAGGGCATGGTTCCGAGAGAGCCAGCCAGAGAGTGGCCAGCGAAACTGGTCGGGCGAAAGCCGGGGAAAAGCAGCAGGCGCTAGAGACCTGACGCGGAGCACGACAAAGCCCCGCGACCAACGCGAAACCGGACTACATCAACCAATTCACATACAGGGCCGTCCTTCGGGGCGGCCCTAAAACATCCAAGGGAACTAGCCATGACCACCAGCAACGAAACTCTCCAGCGCCTTCTGAACTTCAACGGCAGCGACATCGAAATCGCCACCGACCTCGGCAGGGACGCCCTGCTGACGGCAATCTCACGCCTGGAAGACGCCGTGCATACCCTCAAGCGCCGCCTGGCCGACTTCGACAACGCCGAAGCCGACGCATGCGGCAGGGCCAACTATCTGAGCTGGGCCGCGAACGACCTCCGCAACGCGGACTTCAACGACCTGCGTCTCTCCATCGCGGAGAAGGCCGGAGAACTGAAGGCTTTCGCCACGGCTCGCGTCCATATCCAGCACATCTGCGAAAAGTAGGAGGCCGCGCCATGAAGATGACCGTTCTTGAACGCACCCACGACGCGCTGGAGCGCCTTGAGCATCTGGCGCTCGAAATTTCCGACCTCGCCTGCGAGCACCCCTACAACTCGCCGGAGCAGACGGCCCTCGTCCACCTCTGGCTCCAGATTATCCGCGACCGCGAGCAAGCCATGACCTCCATCCCCGCCCTCACCTACGACGAGGAGGTGGAAGAAGATGCGTAGCCTCAACTATTCGCAGGCAGAAATCCTGCGCGGCCGCGTTGCCGACCTCCTGCAGGAGCTGGCTTCCTTCACGGACGCCGAAGAGGACGCCGTGGAGGACGGGGCCGAACCCGACCCCGAATACATCGACGCTTTGGCAAATGCCTGCATGGCGCTCGACAGCGCCTGCATCTCGCTCCAGCGCATCGGCTAGAAACGCGGAAGGCCCTTCGGGTGGAGCCGAGGGGCCGTATCTGATGAGCATTAACAACACTCAACAAGCATAAGGGAGATAAACCATGACAGCCAGTTTTGTCTATACGGCAGTGTTCACGTTCCTCATGGCCTCCGGCCCCATGGAGGCCGACGATGCCAGCTACCCGACCTACGATGCCTGCATGACTGAAAGCGAGGCTTCAGCGAAGCTCATGGCCCAGGAATGGGCATGGGCCGAACGCGAGCACCGCATCCAGCCCTTCAAGGGCGTCACGGTGCGCTGCGAGAAGCGCCCCGCGCCGAAGGCAGGGAAGCGCCATGCCAGCAAGTAGAAGTCTCCTCTCCCTCCTCGCGGGGGCCTCAATCTGCGTGGCCTGCGGAGGCGTCTTCGTGGGCCACAAGGCAGTCTCCCGCGCCGAAGCCTACATGCAGGACGCGCTGGCCTACAGGGCGCAGGCTGAAGGCCTCAAGGGCCGTCTGGCAATCGTCAAGGGCCAGCTTGCAGACGCCGAAAAGCGCATCGCGGAGGCAAAGAAGGGCCTCACCCGAGACGAGCGCCTTATCCTTGCCGCCTGTCAGGCAGGCAGGCCCGGCACCTTGGCCTTCAAGAACAACAATCCATGCAACGTGAAGCGCCTGCCCAACGGGCAGAAATGGCGCGGCGAGGTTGGGTACGACAGCCAGAAGCACGTCCGCTTCTCCAGCATCCACTACGGCCTCCGCGCCTTCGTCCTGACCATGCGGAGCTACCAGTATCGCCATGGCATCAAGACCTTGGATGCGCTGATAGACCGCTACTGCGGAGGGAACGCCGACTATGTGGCCTTCCTCTCCCGCAGGCTTGGGCTGAAGCCGGACGAGGAGTTCAAGATCGTCCCGCGCATCCCCGAGTTAGCCCGCTGGATGAGCGTTTATGAGTCGGGAAAGGAACTGGACAAGTCGCTCATTGCCCCGCTTGACATCCTCGCCAGCATCTAAGGAGTTTTGTCATGGCATTTTCACTCGACCAAGTGGTGAGTTCGAAGACGCTCTACCGCTCCCAGCGCATCCTGCTCTACGGCGTGCAGGGCATCGGAAAGACCACGGCCGCCTGCACGTTCAAGAACCCCATCGTCCTCCGCACGGAGGACGGCACCTGCGCCATGGACTGCCCCACGTTTCCGGAGCAGGCGACCTGCTTCGAGCATGTCGAGGAGGCCGTCAAGGCGCTCCACGGCGACCATCCCTACCAGACGCTCGTGGTAGACAGCCTCGACTGGCTGGAACCGCTCGTCTGGAACCGCGTCTGCCGCGGGCATCTGGACGACAAGGGCCAGCCGCTGCAGTCGATAGAAGCCCTCGGCTACGGCAAGGGCTACGTCGAGGCCGACGCCTTCTGGCGCTACATTCAGGGAGGCTTCGACTCCCTGCGCCTCAACAGGGGGATGCAGATCGTTCTCATCGCCCACAGCGAGATCAAGACGTTCCGCCCGCCGGACATGGAAGAGTACGACCGCTACCAGCCCAAGCTGCACAAGCGGGCCTTCGCCCTGTGGCAAGAATGGTGCGACAACGTGTTCTTCGTCAACTACCGCACCATTCTCAAGGCCCGAGACGAAAAGGGCAGGGAGTTCCGCGCCGAGGGCAGGGGCGACCGCGTGGTCTACACGCAGGAGCGTCCGGCGCTCCTCGCCAAGAACAGGTGGAACCTGCCTCCGGAAATAGCCGTCGGCTCGGACAGGACGTGGAAGCCCGTCCACGACGCGCTCAAGGCCGCCATCGGCGACGCATATCCCTATCCGTTCAACGAAGAAGAAGGAGAATAAGCAATGGCCATTGACTTCAACGAAGCGCCCGAACAGTTTTCCGGCTCCGGCGTCGGCATCATCCCCCCGGACTCCTGCGTGATGGTCGAGCTCCACATAGTCATGCCTCCGCAGGGGCGCACAGGCTCCGCAATGGAGCTCACCAGGTCGAAGAACTCCACTCTGGAATTCCTGAACACCGAGCTTGTTGTTGCCGAGGGACGCTTCAAGGGCGCAAAGATATACAACCGCTTCTGCGTTGCGGGCGCGACGACGGACGGCCAGAAGAAGGCCGTGAACATCGCCATGGGACAGCTCCGCGTCGCGCTGGAATGCGCGAGACGCATCGACCATGAGGACAACTCCCCGCAGGCAACGCAGGCGAGGCGCATCGAAGGATGGTCCGACATGGAGGGCATGGCGTTTCCAATCCGCGTCGGCTGCGAAGCGTCGCAGACGCCAAAGAAGAACGACCCCAGCCACTATTTCGTGAACAACTGCCTGTCCCGCATCGTGACGCCGAAGGATGCGGAGTTTGCCGCGCTCTACCAGCCGCCCTACGAAGTCATCTCCGACCAGCCCGTGCCGGAGTTCCCCGTCAGCCAGCAGTCCGGCCGCCCGTCGCAGGGCGCTCCTGCGCCTTCATGGGCCGCGTCCGCTCCGGCCCAGAACGGCTGGGGCTCCGCTCCCGCGCAGCAGACGCCTCCGGTCGCGCAGCAGACGCCTGCATGGGCGCAGCAGCCCGCTCCGCAGACCGACCAGGTGCCATTTTAGCCATGCTTCTGCGGCCGTATCAAAGCCGCCTCGTCTCAAGGGCCGTCTCGGCCCTTGAGGCTCACGGCAACACGCTCGCCGTGGCCCCGACGGGCGCAGGCAAGACCGTAATGCTCGGCAGCCTTGCCGGAGAGGTCGGCGGAAAGACGCTGGTGCTCCAGCACAGGCAGGAGCTCGTGGCGCAGAACATGCGGAAGTTCAAGACCATCAATGGCGGGGCGAAATGCTCGCTCTGGACGGCTGGAACAAAGAGCTTCCGCGGGGACGCAACCTTTGCCATGGTGCAGTCGCTCTACGGGCATCTGGACGAAATGCCCGCCTTCGATCTGGTGATTGCAGACGAGGCGCACCACTGCGCCGCGCCGACGTGGCTGTCCGTCATCGAACGGGCAAAGGAGCTGAATCCGGCGGTCAAGGTGGCGGGATTCACCGCCACGCCGAGCCGTTCCGACGGCAGAGGCCTGCGGAAGGTCTTCAGCAACGTCTGCGACCAGATAACGCTGGGGGAGCTTGTCGAGCTTGGCTTTCTGGTGAGGCCGAGGGCGTTCATCGTGGACGCCGGAGGAAGCGCGGAAAAGCTCCGCGCCCTGAAGGGCCAGAGCGACTTCGGCGACCAGGCGCAGGTCGCGGACGTGCTGAACACCGAGGTGGTCAACGCCGAGGTGATACGCCACTGGAAGGAAAAGGCGCAGGGCAGGCCGACAGTGGCCTTCGCGGCCACCGTGGCCCACGCTGAAGGCGTGGCGCAGGCGTTCCGCGATGCTGACATACCAGCCGAGTGCGTCCACGGCGAGCTTTCTTCTGCGGAAAGGCAGGCCGTGCTCGACAGGCTGACGCGGGGCGAAACGCAGGTCGTGACGAACTGCATGGTGCTGACCGAAGGATGGGACTACCCGCCCGTGTCCTGCGTCATCCTGCTCCGCAAGTGCTCCGACAAGGGGCCTGTGATCCAGATGGTCGGCAGGGGGCTCCGCACCGTCAGTCCGGACGAGTATCCCGACGTGATCAAGAAGGACTGCGTCGTCCTCGACTTCGGCGCGTCTCTGGCAACACATGGAGGCATCGACGCCGACGTCGACCTTGGAAGCGAAGAGGACCGCGAGCCCGGCATTGCCGATCTGAAGGAATGTCCGGAGGATGGCGGAGGGTGCGGCGCGTATGTTCCGCTGGCCACGAGAACGTGTCCGTTCTGCGGGTACGAATTCCCTCGCAGGGAGCAGGACGCCCCCGCCGAGCATGTCGAACTGACTGAAATCGACATTCTTGGCCGATCCATGTGGCGCTATGTCGACCTTTTCGGAACGGGGCGGTGCTTTCTTGCCTCCGGCTTCAACGCCTGGGCGGGAATATTCAGCGCCGACGGCGACACTTGGTACGCCATAGGCCGGAAGAAGAGATGCAGGGTCAGCTGCGTCCACGCAGGCGAACGGATTCAGGCTCTCGCCGCCGCCGACGACTTCCTCCGCACATGGGAGACCGAACCCGCCAGCAGGAAGTCCTGCCGATGGCTGAACGACCCCTGCACCAGCGCCCAGATGGCCCAGCTTGCCCGCTTCGGCTACGGGGCGGGGCTGTCCAAGTACGAAGCTGGAGCGCATCTGGCCTTTCAGTACGGACGGAAGGACATCGAACGCATTCTGGGGGTGGCATGAAGATAGCGGACGGCGCAGGGATGTGGAAGGCGCTCCAGAAGGAAGGGCTGACGGAAAAGCGCGTGGGCGAGATGTCCATGTCGGAAATTGAGCTCATGGCGTCCGTCTTCGCCGATCATGTTGACGGCGACGTGCCGCCGTACTGGGACGGCAGAAACCTTGTCGTGCCGTTCGCCGCGCCATACAGGCTCCGCTGGTGGAGGCACCGCCGGACGCCGGAGGAAAGGCTTCGCCAGCTCCGCGAGGCAGGAGTGCCGGAGGACAGGCTGACGATGTACGTCTGCCAGCGCGAAATCGACATGGCGGAGGGCAGGGTGGACGAAAGCGGAAACCCCGCCGCGCCGGAACATGGCAGGGAATGACAAGCGTTGAATGAAAAGAAGCCGCACAGGCGCGGAAACGCCGTGCGGCGCACGGTAAACAGCATAACAAGGAGAATGTATTGTATGCAGAGCGAGCAGTCAAAGTTCGACGCCATCGGGACGCTGTACGACGGCTACAGCTTCCGCTCCAGGAACGAGGCGAAGTGGGCCGTATTCTTCAAGCACATGGGGCTCCAGTACAGGTACGAGCCCACCGACATGTTCGACGGGCGCAGCCGCATTCTTCCTGATTTCTATCTTCAAGATCTCGACGTCTATCTTGAAGTGAAGCACAACGGCTTTTCGGAGGATGACCGCAACGGCTTCCTGAACAAGTACAGCATCGTTACGGCGCAGACGGGGACGCCGTGCGTCATTGCCTACGGCGATCCCCGCGAAGCCACGACGGACAGGCACTGGAACAACAGCGTTCTCCTGTTTATGAGCGTCCCTGCAGACCTTCCGCCGTATGCCGACGAAAGGACGCTCTGCTACAGCCGCGTCTGGTTTTCCAGCGACGGCGAGGGCATTTCGCTCTCGACCGACATGGACGCCGACAGGCACACCATCGTCGCCTGCGCTGACGGAAAATGGACAAGGCGCAAGTACATCTGGACGCCGAACGTCTACGGACGCGACGTCGAGAAGGTCGCGCTCTACGCGAGGCAGTGGCAGTTCGAGTACGTCGGGCATCCGGAGCACGACAGCTCCGAGGCCGACGAGCGCATCGAGGACGTGTGGCGCTCCAAGAACGCGCCCAAGGCATCCTGCGCCAGCGTCTGCGAGCCTGCGCCGTACTCGTGGACAAAGCCGAAGCCGTCGTGGGCGTAGAGTAGCGACGCGACTTTTTCCGCTCCCGCGTCCGTGGAGGCCTGCGCTCAACATGGGCGGCGCAGGCACGGCGCAACGGCGAACTGGGCCGTCTGAACCCTTCGGCCCGCCCGACCGCAGGCGGGATGCCCTGCGGAAACATTTTATCAACTTTCGGGGGATTGGCCCCCGAGCTGGAGGCTGCGCTCCGGCGGGTTTGGAGCCGTTTCTATCTACCCGCCGGAGCCTTGCACACTGGAGGTGCCATGGCACGAAAAACGAGCCTGCCTGGTATGCTGGACGCCGTGGAGCGCGAGGCGGTCGAGTTCCTGCGGGAGCATGAACCGCCCGAGGGCTACCAACTCTGCTTTTCCGGCGGGAAGGACAGCATCGTGATGCGGAATCTGGCAGACATTGCAAGCGTTAAATACAAGGCGCTCTTCAACTGCACCACGATTGACCCCCCCTCATATACAAATTCATCCGATTTTACTATCCAAAAACAGTCTGGCATTTCCCGAAGCGCAACTTTTTCGAGAGGATTACGGTCAAGGGGCCTGCATGGCGCAAGGTGCGCTGGTGCTGCCAGGAACTCAAGGAAAGCGGGGACATCCCCGGCCTCACGGCCATCATGATCGGCATCCGCGCCGAGGAGAGCAGGCAGAGAGCCGAGCGCAAGCGCATAGAGCCAGCGCGGAAGAAGAAGGGGCTGACGTACTTTGCCCCCATCCACGGCTGGAAGGAGTGGCAGATCTGGGAACACATCGAGAAGTGGGGCCTGCCCTATCCGTCGCTCTACGACGAGGGCTACCACCGCATCGGATGCAAGCTCTGCCCCATGACGTTCGGCCCGTCTCCGGCCGCGCAGGAGCGCCTTGAGCGCGAGAAGGCCCGCTACCCGCACTTCGTGAAGCGGTTCGAAGACGCCCTGCGGGTATGGTTTGAGAAGGATGCAG